GCAGAGGCCGATATTGTAATTAAGGCGCCGGTGGAATAGCTAGATAAGCCATGATCGTTCCTTGTCCTTATGCAGTATTCGTGAGACTATAATAGCCTGTGATAAGTCGCGGATGCGCAAATCCCGGCAGTTAAACGCAATGGAAGGAAGAAATGGATTTGTTCTCTATAGCTGTAATTATTGGTGGAATACTCTTTGTTATTGGTGGAATGGCATCGGCCTCGTTAAGTTCTGAGTGGGTTTGTTTCATAAAAGGAGAATCTATTTGGGAGTTAATCGCTAAAATATTCTTTTTTACTCTATGCATCTTGGCATTTCTTTTTATCTATAGTTGCATAGTGCTATTATTTGTATTTTTTGCTGCGGCCTATTGTTCTATTACCAAACAAATGCTAATTAGATAACATTTATGTTATTTAACAACAAACTCTATGCTATGTGTATGTAATCGCAATAATAATTACACTACGCCTTTAACTGACACAACAACTCTTTGCTCTGGCAGCGACTATTCATATACTTGCCTGCATGTCCGCAAGTTGTACATTACAGACATGCAATCATCGACAGATTGTCGACGGTTCACATTTCATAATTGCTCTATATACTATCACTTGCATAGGAAGAATATCGCGCAAAGATAAGGAATTTAATGTGTAATAGATGCAAGCAAAAAAATGGCCAAATAATTGAAGGCGGAGACCTCTATATCAACCTAGAGGAAGAGATTGCTCGGGCGCTTATTAAAGGGGTAAGTGATTCTGTATCCTCTTTCTATGCAAAGCATAGCGCGACTGATGAAACTACGCTATTGGCTGCTAGGGCTTCGCTGACCGCCGCATTTCAGATGAGTTGCGTGCAATTAGAAGCAATGCTAGAAAGTCATTATCAATTAAGAGAGAATTTCCCTGAATGCATAAGGGAGTTAATAATACTTTATCTTCCCTTTATAGCTCTTGAAGACAAGTTTCTACAATTATCTCAAGAAGAATTTATAAAGCAGGTATTTGAAATCAGGCGACAAATAGCCAATAATAAAGTAACGTTTGAAATTAGCATGCATGTCAATAGTGAAACTGGGCATTAGTGTCACAACTTGTGACACTAAAATAATAATAAAATTAGAACCAAAGTTGGGAAATCAGAATGAATAAGATAATAGGCATCGAAACAGAATTATCCAGGGAATTTTTAGATCCACATGACTTTTGTAATAGAGTTGCGAAATTTGTAGACTGCTTCGAATCTGAAGATAAAATATTATATGAAATATTCAATAATTCGCAATTTATTTTAGGTGCACAAGAAAGATGGCATTGCCTAATTTATGTGATAATTCCACGCCAGTATATCCCGCTGAAAAATTATATAGTATCACGTAATGATAGAACTAATAGGCTTTTTGAAGTCATTTTCTCGTCCTTAGTAGATCATCGGATAGAAAATATGGGGGCGATTGCATACATACAATTTAAACCTAAAATGATATTTGCCGATGCCGAGAACATAGAATATTTTATTAAGTTTCCTGAAGTTATTGATGAGATATAATATATGGATGGCCATAAATACCTATTGAAGCCTCAGAGTAAAGCTGAATTTCAAAAAGAAGCAATAGAAGCAATATCTGATGATATTTATTACATAATACACCAGTGCAATAATGGTATTTCTTTCCGCAAAACGCGTACTAATAAAAGAAGACATACGCGTGATGCTATTATGATAATGCCTTATTATGAGTTTTGTTATTGCATAGATAATCGCCCAGTAAGGCAATTTTATGTTAGTGTGGAAAAAAAAATATCTGAAAATAACTGGGATATCTATGTTCATTTTGTAAAAGTTATATTTGAGGATGAAGATAATATATTTGCTTTTCTTGATGAAAGTATTGGACAACCATCATGGCGTTACTTTAAAGAAGAGAAAGATTGGGAAGAATTTAGTCAAAAATATTATTGCGAATAAATAACCGCAGCAAGTACGCAATATGCTTGCTGCGCGCTTTTATTAGGAATGTATTATGGCACAACCTAAAAATAACAATGCTAACAATTATACTAAATTTGCGCTAATTTCATAGATTTCCTACACTTTTGATGCCTGCGGATCTACTTGTAACACTGCTCCTTATCCCGCAGGATATGATTCTTCCAAATAGAAATATATAAAAGAAAAGGGATTAAATAATGCTCTTCCCGGAATTAGGGCCACAATATTATAACGAGCGCGACAAACCCATGCTTTCACGCATGGAGTCATTCTATGCTGAGTCAATAACAATTAATCAGTCATTCTGGAGTGAGGCCGATACAGACTTCCGCTTCTGGGCTGGAGATCAAACTGTCTGGTCCGATATATATGGCAATCTCCCCGCTTCGCGCCGTAGGCAGTTTAACTTTAACCGCATACGGCGTGTTGTGAACATGATATCGGGCCATCAGCGACGCACCCGCAAGTCAATAATAGCCACACCAATAGAGAATGCCGACAACGATACGGCTGACCAATTTACTAAGGTCTTGATGTGGGTCAACCAGCGCGAACATATACTCGAAACTGTCTCTGATGCATTTGAGAGTGCAGTAATAGGGGGCATGTCATTTCTTCATGTTTGGCTTGATTATAGAACTGATCCAGTCAATGGAAATATTAAAGTTGACAAAGCCGATTACAACTCATTTCTTGTAGATCCCTACTTTAAGCGTAGTGACATGTCTGATTGCAACTCTTTTTGGAAGCGATCGTTCGTAACAAAGAGAGAGGCAGTATCCCTGTTGCCTGACTATACTGATGAGATCCTAGCCCTGCAGGGCAATGAGTCGGGAACTGGCCGAGATGGCAAGTTCCAATTTCAGCCTGAGTCATACAACTACGGCTATAAAAACTTACTCACCTACGACGAATTCTATTATAGAGATTATCGACCACAAAAGCTTCTTGTTGATTCTCAGACTGGCGAGACAATGGAATGGCGCTCAAGCGATAAGGATCGGCTACGCGAGTATCTAGATACCTATCCTGAAGTAACTCTCATCGAGCATGATATCCCAACCGTACGACTTGCAATAGTGGTTCAAGGAAAAGTAATCTATGATGGCCCTCAGCCTCTTGGAATTGATCGCTATCCGGTCGTTCCAGTTATGTGCTACTATGCCCCACAACTACCATATTATCCAAGCCGCTTACAGGGCATATGCCGAGGACTTCGAGACAGCCAATATCTCTATAATCGCAGAAAATCAATAGAGCTCGATATATTGGAATCCCAGATCAATTCTGGTTGGGTGTATAAAGAGAACGCATTAGTCAATCCTAAGGACGTGTGGAATGTTGCTGGACAAGGTCGTGGCCTCGCTCTTAAGTCTGAAGCACAGATGACTGACGTGCAGCAAATACAAGCACCTCAAATCCCCCCATCTATGATTGAGCTTTCCAAGATCCTAGCACAGGAGATTCAAGAAATCTCTGGCGTATCTGAGGAGCTACTTGGTGCCGCTCAGGATGACATTGCCGGGGTACTTTCCCGACTTCGCCAGGGAGCATCCCTAACAACACTACAAACAATATTCGACCACCTTGACCACTCACAGAAGCTCCTGGGTGAGATTATGATTGAAGTTATACAGGCTAATTGGACTCCGGGAAAGATAAAGAAGATATTAAGCAATGAAGAACCATCTGAACAGTTTTACAACAAAGCATTTGGCACTTATGGTGCTGTCGTTGCTGATGGGCTTAACACTGATACTCAAAAACAGATGTATTTTGCGCAATTACTTCAGCTACGCGAGGCAGGTGTACCAATTCCAGACGAAACCATTATAGAAGCGGCTACTATCCAGGACAAGAAGAAGCTTATCTCTATGATGCAGCAAACAAAACAACAAGCAGAACAGCAACAACAAGCCGCTTCGCAAATGCAAATGGCTGAAGCTCAAAGCCGCATTGATCTCGCTAAGGCACGCGCAATAGCCGACGAAGGACTGGGCCAAGAGCGTTATAGTCGCATAGAAGAAAATAAGGCCCTCGCCGAAGAGCGCCGTGCGGCTGCAGTCAAGGATGAGGAAGTAGGACTACTGAATCTGGTTCGCGCTATGAAGGAGATTGAGGGTATAGACATAGGCCAGATAGAGAAGCTAGTTACTCTAGCTCAGCTGATGAGGGCTAATGAGGATACTCTTAAAGATACAACGAGTGAGGCGCAGAATCCTAAGCCTGCACCAACTCAACAAGAAAACAATAACCCTCAGCCAGCTCAACAACCCGTGACGCAACAGGTTGCTGAGCCAGGTAGATAGAGGAATAACCTTGCAGTAAAGCTGCAGTATCTACGAAAGGCAAAACAATGGCAAAGAGATATCATTCATCGAAGCATGAGCCAAAGATGAAACACCATCATTCATATGAAAGAAGCGGATCAATAGATCATGCTCCTGATCACTTTAATGATGAATATCGACACGATCGCGATCATGAACGCGGAATGTACCGTAAAGGTCTTACTGCAGGCGAAATGTATGCGGGCATGGAGCCGCGGCGCCGACAAGAACTTGAAGACGCGGGAATGATCCATGAAGACCACATGCAAATAGCTAATCTTCCACAGAATGTAATGATCAAGGCATACCCTAAAACTGGACCTTACACTCCTGAAGTTATCGATGACACAATTCGTGGAGTCGATGGCCAAATGGATTATGATGACATGCACAGAAAAAAGCATTTCTATCCAAAGAAGATTTAACATGCCAGTTATGCTACGACCTAATGGTAAGGCAAAGAAGATTGCCTACGCCATATTGGGTAAACCAGCAAATATGAATAAGCGTACGCCGAAAGAGCGTGAGCTTGATCGTCGCTTATTGTACGAAGAATCTTACAGAGTTAGATAAGATTATATCAGTTGCCGATGTTATGTCGGCAACTCATTAGAGGTAGCTATGAGAAAAAATAAGATGAATCCTGCAATGGCTAAGACTAGAGTGGCTTCGGTTATGACATTCCCGATAAGCCTTTCTGACAATGCTTTTGTGCAGCCTATAGATCCTCGACGAAGGCCTGAGATAAATGATAGTAGGATGATTAGAGAAGATCATACTGCTATGGCTAATCTGCCTACGATGGCGATTAATAGGCAATGGAATCCCGGCAAGTTTATGCCCCATTATTGGATGGAATCCGAAGTTGAGCCAGTTGGGGTACATAGGTACAATGAACCGACAGACGAGTAATCCTTAACGAGGAGGCTATTATGGCTTGTAATGACAGTATGGGCTGTGGCAATCAGCTTAATCTTTCTTGCTTGTGCGCGCGTAAGGCTAATATCAAATGCCTTAAATCATGCTCCGCAACAGCAGAAAGCTTATGCTCAACTAATATCGATGTTGTTCAACTTAACGCTATGGGAGGAACTGTAAATAGTTTATGTGTGCCTGGAAATCTAAATGCTTCTAACTTAGGGGCATTAAATATTAGTTCAAACACTCTCTGCGCACGGTCTGGCACTATTAATACACTTTGTGTTGATAACCTTACTGCTGGCAATTTAGTCCCAAGTACTAAATATAGAGCTACGGTTAATTATAGCGCAAATGTGACCTATAATTTGGGTTCACTCTTGAACTTTAATAACATCGTAGATGACCCAAACAACAACGTATCCCTATCGCCGAACACTACCTATACTGCTCCTGTTGCAGGCTATTATATGTTCTCTTATAAGATAAATGCTACCAATATAGTATCTACCGGCGGCCCTATATTAGGAAATCCTGTTGCTAATCCTGAAGTTTATGTTAATGGTATTTTGGTTCGCGAAATATTCGCACCATTCTTATCATTCTTCAACTATCAGGATGTTATATTAGATAGTCTTATCACGCTTCAAGCTGGAGATAAGGTAACTATGGCATATAAC